GTTAAAGATAGGTCAATTAAACCTAACTTATCTTCCAATGCGTCAACAATTTCAACATCTTGAATATTATAATCAACAAATGATTGAAAGTCTTTTGTATACCATTCTTTAAATGTATCATAAGGCATATCATCTTTACCACGACCTAATTCTAATTCACCAATGAAATCTAATTTATAACTCTCTTGTCTTGTTGGTATAAACCACTTATATAAATCAAGATAGTCTAACATACAAATACCAAATAGTTGATAGTATGTTTGTGGTCTACCTCTTACATTAATAACATCTTTATTAATTAAATTCCAAGGCGACATTCTTTGCGCCACTTTATCACCTGCTAATAATTTTATTCTATTCATCAAGTAAGGTAAATCAAAAAACTTGGTGTTCCAACCTGTGATAACATCTGGATGGTTTTTAATCCAAAATTTCATAAACTCAAACATCAATTGTTTTTCATTCTTACATCTTACATAGGTAACATCTGAACGGTCAGTTGTAAAGTCACCAACACCCCAGGCTATAATTTGTTTATTAGATTGATTTTTAACTGTGATTGCTAATAGTTCTTCAATAGGATTCTCTACATCTGGAAAACCATTTTCACAGGTAGTTTCAATATCTAATGTAAAGATTTTAATGTGGTCTTTATCCCATTCAATAGTTTCAGGATATTCTGAACCAATATATTGATAATGGTATCTTTCAAGACCATAAACAGGAGAGTTTTCGGTAGCAATCTCTCTACGAAATTTACGAGCAGCATTAATGCTGGTAAATTCAAGAGGTTTTAAATATTGACCTTGTAAAGTTTTATATTGTGAGTGTTCGTTTGTTGGGGCGTAGAGAGTAGGACCAAAATCTATTTTGTCCTTATAATCTTTTCCATTTAAAACACCACGAATTAAAAGTTTACCTTTGTGTTCAATTACATTTTTATAGAAGTTCATTATTTCTTAATTTCACCGTTACATTATCTAATTCATCTGTTAACATTATCTGGCAACTCAATCTAGATTCGCCTTCAATGTAACCTTTTTCATACTCCAAGAGTTCTTGCTCTAAAGAGTTTTGCTCTATCTTAAGCTTCTGTTGCCATTCTACACCATTTACATGGATATGGCAAGTCGCACACGCACACGAACCACCACAATCGGCAGGAATCTCTGGTAAACCTAATTCCTTGGCTGCTTCCATGATGGTACGACCAACTGGAACATCCACCGATAAGGTTTCTGTGCCTCTAATAAAGTTAACTTTTACCATTAATTAGGTAATTTAGTTTCTGTTATAAGTCCTTTATTTGGTGTGAGTATCTTACTGGTATTTTGTTCGTAAGAATTCCTAATTTCATCTTTAGGTTCTGTCATAAAGACAATCTTATCTTTAGCTAAGGTAACTGAATCACCTTTACCAAACGCATTATATAATGACATCATCAATTGAACAGGTTTGCCTGGTGCCATTTGCTGAGGTATTATAACAAAAGGTTTGTTTAAACTTATGCCTTGGTCATTTTCACTTACCTTGGCAATTACATCTTCACCTGTTGATAATCTAATCACTTTCACATCACTCATTTACTTCTTCTCCTCTATACTATATTTTGTTGTTATCACATATTTTCTATTTGGATTTACCATAACATTTAATCTATTCATAAATTCTCTATCAAATAGAATAGGGGATTTATTTTCTCTGTCATCTATTGTAAATTCTACATCTTTATAAAGACCGCCTGCAAATTCAACATCTAACATTACAACATGTCGGTCTTCCTCATAATCTCTTAAACCACCTACATTAATTTTCTCTGTACGGAGTATATCACTTGTAATGGTTTTCTTTAATAATGTCCAAGTAATCTTTTTACCACTTACTTTAGTTTTATCTGCATGAATAACTGGCATACCGGAATTACCCGTATCAAATTTTGCCACAATCTCACCAAAAGGTTTAATTGTAACCACTTCTTTAAATCCACATTCAGATGGTACTTTTACCCAATTCTTTTTATCTGCAAAGTGTTTAACAACTTCTTTACTTATATTTTGTCCACTAGCCTCTTCAATTCCCTCTGTACCTGGAGAAGAGTTAACCTCAATGATATAAGGATAATCTTTTACTCTATCTTTGGCAGGTATAAAATCAACTGCCGTCCATACACCATTAACTGCTTTAGAAGCTTTTAAACATTCTTCTATTTCATTTTCGGTTAATTTAAAACTTTTTACTTTACCACCTTGCGACACATTACTTCTAAAATCACCAGGGATAACATCACGCCTCATAACTGCTTGTATTTTTCCACCTAATACTAAAACTCTTATATCAAAATCTGTTTTAATATATTGTTGTACTAATAAGTCAGCGTCTTCATCTTGTTTATAAAGTACCTGTACAATACTATCTAAAGCTATTTCTGATTCAACAAATAATACTCCAACACCCTTACTACCTCTTAATGTCTTTAAAATAACTGGAAACTTTTCATCCAATTGTTCAACTGCCTTCATTGATTCTTCGGGGTCATTAATCAAAACTGATTTAGGTTGTTTAACACCATAATCGGATAGTCTTAATGAAGTTCTATATTTGTCAGCACATATGTTTATGGCCGTCCTAGAATTGACAACACAAATATTGTGTTTTTCTAATCTTGATACCAAGTCCATCCAACTATCTTTACGGACAACTGAACCTCTTATAAGAGCAACAGTATCTTTTGGTGATACAGGAAAACCTTCCTCATCATCTTTGTTATGGAATCTTAATTCGTCCTCGGAGGTTGTATAACCACCAGTATTACGATAGATATATGCCTTATGTCCAGCCTTCTTGGCCTCTTTTACCAAGTTCTTGGCTGTATGGAAGTTCTTATCATTTTCCGGTTCATCTGAAATAATAAGAAATCTTATCTGTTCAGGTTTCTTGGCCTCTGATATATAATCTTTAAAGTTGTGGACTTGCATTTTTACTTGTATTCTCTTCTGGTTTTTTGCCTATATTATATTTAGCAACTAAATTCCATTCGTTCTTCTCTTTAAATGGTAATACTTTTATCTGACTTAAAGGAGCCTTGTTATCAACTCTCGTTTTTTCAGATATATCAATCAAATTCCAGTCTTGTAGTAATAATGCTATTGTATTTCTTCTTTGTATATCGTTTTCAGTAAGTGTAGATTTTTTACCATCTAAAGCAAATAATTCTTTAAAATGTGTTATGTAATACTTACCTTGTTTGTGTAATATATGACAACTCTGAAAGAGTGTCTTATCTTTACGACTTGCAACACCAATTCTAGTTAGTGTTTCTCTGACTTTTAAGAAATCGTCAGGCTGTTTTATCGTCACCTCAAGCATATCTGCTGGCGACCAACTTATATTCTCTTCACTCATTTTTTTCTCCCACCTTTTTTCAGGCCTAATTTTATATTTTCAATTTGGTCGTCTGAAAGTAGGTTAAGAGCTTCTTTTGCCTTTTGATTACTATAGCCATAATACTCTTTGATTACTTCAAGGTCTTTGACTTTCTTTTGTGATAGCCATTTCCCACCAAATCGCCTCTTTTTTCTAATACTATTTAGTAAATAGTGAAATTGCATACGCTTAGGTAGGAAGTGTAGTCCATTCATTTCATTACTATGCATTATTGTATCATAGAACATTGATAAACAACGATTAATAACAAAAGGTGGATATTTCTTTTCCCATATTATATCATCTGTATCTAATAAGGGTGTTTTTGTTTCATTAATTGCTTTTAAATAATCTTTTAATTCGTACATAGTTCAACCCATTCTCTTTCCTGAATATCTTTATGTCCAAATGCTATGGGAAAACTAATTGATATTCTATTTGTTAAAGGTATTATCTCATGTGGACAAAGACTAGGTACAAAAACCATATCGCCTCCCCACATTTCAAAATCTTGTACTTGTTTTCCATTCTTTCTCCATACTTTTATATGGGATTTACCTTCTTGTTGTATAATTATATTAGCAGACTTATCGGAGTGTTTACCAAAACTACTCTCTTTTACTTGCGAAAAATATATATGAGCGTCTGTAGGTGCATTGGTCATATCTTCAATCATTTTACAAAAATTATTTATTTTACTATTTACTCTGGAACAATCTACAATATAACATGTACCTTTTTTTAACATGGTTTCAATTGCTTGTGGTGGATAAGTGTTAACATCTGTTAACCAACTCTTATTAGGCCATGATATATCACCATCTTTTGTACATTGAAATCTGGTATTGGACATGAAAGGTCTTAAATTAATAAGGCCTTCCAATTCTTTCCAATTAATTAAATTACCATAATTAGATTGTCTATGTATTGGTGTCTTACCGTTAAGTTCATTAACTGTAAACATTTTAATAACCTGGCAAAATTGCCAAACTTTCTTTCTTTAAATAATCTTTATTGTTTGCTGTTTTTAATTTATGACACTCATAACATAGAGTTTGTAGGTTATTAACTGTATTATTATTTCTATTACCATCAATGTGGTCAACTTGTAAACAACTAGGTCCTATAGGATTATCATTTTTTCCACATAGTTGACACCATGATTTTTTATGTCTAGTATATCTGCCGTTACCATAATTATGTTTTTCTTCATTATGTTTTTGACAATATTTTCCCCATGCTTGATAACCTGTTTTAGTTTTACCTTTGTTTTGTTGTAGTTTACCACAACCAGGTATCATACATACACCTCTTATCCTTGGCATTACTTAAACTTACAATTGGCCATAATCTCCGTTAAACACGCAACCATATTAATCTCTTGGTCAGCCACAAAGGCAGACTTATACTGATAACCAGCAATGATTAATATTGATTGTGGAATAGATTGTGATTCAACATTTGAATACATCAACTCATAAACGGTACTAAACAATGATGATGGCTCTTTGTCAAGATTGTTAATAACCCATTTACGCATGTCATTAAATCTTTTTTCTTTTAAGATTTTGACCAGTTCTTTTGTATTCGCCTCTGATAAACTAAACAGTATACCACTATCAATCTTACCTCTTACTGAATATCTTTGAAGTTCATTGATAGTTCTTCTAAAATCTGGATAGTATTTCTGTATTAATTCTGCTAATACTTTTTTATCATATTCAATTTGTTCACCGTCAAGGACTTTACCAAGCCTTTTCATCAATGCCTGTGCTGTCTTTACTTTTTGACCATTCTTAATCGCAAAATCAATGACGGTACACCTGCTGTGTAAAGCAGGTAAAATTTTATTCTTGTAATTACAAGTAAATATAAACCTACAATTTTTATAAAAAGTTTCTATGAAATTTCTTAAAGCAGGTTGTACTGATTCGGCATTCATATAGTCTGCCTCATCCACAATTATTACTTTATGATTAGATTGTTCAGTTAAGGATACAGTAGACGCAAAGTTTTTTATCTTATGTCTTAGCGTATCTATTTGACGGCCTTCATCTGAACCGTTGATAATAATATAATCTGCACCAAGTTCCTCACACAAAGCACGAGCAACTGTAGTCTTACCAGTACCTTGCGTACCAGATAATAACAGATTAGGGATTTCTTTTTGTTTTAAGAATTCAGAAAATGTTTTTTTAATGTCTTCACTTAAAATACATTCACTTATCTTTTTAGGACGGTATTTCTCCACCCATAGGTATTCTGACATATTTAATCCTCACAATTTAAAATTCACTATCTGGTTCAATAGCAACCCAATATTGAATTGGTTTGTTTCTATTGATAAAATGTGAAATCTTTTGTGAAGATATAGCCACATCATAATCATCCTGAATCATTTTAAAGTTTTCAGTTTTAAAGTAAGCTTTAAATTTTTTATCAGTATCACCAACTACTATAGAGTAGTCGTTAGATGATGGCGTTTTTTTATCAGTTGCAACCAACTTAACTTGTTTACCATCACCGGTTACGGCAATGTCTGGTAAATTAAGAGTGGTAACACCTTTCATTAGTTTTGCAAAGGTATCCTTTTTCAATTGAAAGGTAACATACTTATCAGGCATTGTTATCATCTTCGTTGGTGCTACGACCACGGATTTATCTGCAAAATAATATTTGATTGATTGTTTTCCGTTTGCGTCTTTAATATTTAAATTTTGACTACCATTAAAGTTAAGGTCTGACTTATCAAATAAGTCAACAGCTCTTAAAAATTCAGGCAAGTCATAGATAGCAAACTCTTGGTCAAACTTTTCTTTTACATCAGCCTCTGCTAATATATTTTTTGCTGTAGAAATAGTTTGAAGTTTGTTGCCAGGTTTTACTAAAAGATTCTGATTGATGTCAGAAAAGTTTTTTAGTATAGCAACGGTATCACTTGTTAGGTTCATTATATATTTCTCCTCATAATAAAATTAATCCAAATTTTTGGAGCGGATACTTGGTACTGCCCCAAGTTCTAAAGATTGGAAATCTCTCATAATACTTTTATACGATATCCGCAATTATTAATATACACTAAAGGCGTCCCATTGTCAATGCTGGAACGCCTCATAGTTTTAATTGTTATTTAATGTTGATAGTTCTAGCTTTTTTATGGTCTGGAACAATCTTCTCTAAAGATACTTTTAAAAGTCCGTCTTTTAATTCAGCACCTTTTACTTCAACATCATCTGCTATAGTAAATGATTTAGAGAAATTTCGTTTAGCAATGCCTTTGTGTAATACACCGTCATTGTCTTCAACTTCCTTTTCTTCTTTAGTCTTTACTGATACTATTTTAAGGACATTATCCTCATAGTTTACAGAAATGTCTTTTTTACCATAACCTGCAAGTGCTACCTCTATATCATATGTTAAAGAACCTGTCTTTATTATATTATATGGCGGGTAGTTATTAGCCGTTAAGTGTGGAAGATGTGTTGCCATGTCATCAAAATGTCTGAACATGTCATCAAACCCCACCGTAAACGGTTGTAGGCCAGTAAAAATTGATTGAATTGCTTTTGAATTGGTCATTAAAACCTCCTTTTGTTAAGCAAAGTTAATATTTGATACCTCTTATGAGCATATCATAGTTATTTATATA